CGGGAACTCATCCGGGATACCCCACGAACGGATAGCCGACATAAGCGCCTTGAAGTTCTTCCCCGGACGCCAGTACCCCGTAAACGGAGTAGCAGCGCGCCCAAGTACCTCAATCTGAATGCACGCGCGACCCGTGCGGTTCGTACGCGTGCTGCCATCGTTCTTGAGGGCTCGCGCAGACTGGTCAAGCGGACCGTACTGCCCAAGGCGGTCGGTGGTCGGGTCGTACAGGAAGTGAGGCTCAGCGCCGATGGAAGTCAGGTACTTCCCAACGGAGTTGAACGCAGCGTTGCCCGCTCCGCTCTCCGTCGTGTGCCAGACCACACGCGCCGGACGGTTGGGGCTGTCCATAGCCCCGCCAATCTTGCCGCTACCTAGGCGCTCAGCGCCCGTAACCCACGTAGTACCCATGCGGGTAGCTCCTTTCGAGCAAGAAGAACCCCCCGCCCGGTCGTGCCCTACCGGACGAGGGGAAGTCAGATACTGAATTCAGTAGTTGGTTAGAGGGACGTAAAGCAGCCGTTGAACCCAACCCACGGGGGCTTAGCCGTGGCAGACGCGCCGTACAGGCGTAGCCAACCGTCCGTAGTGATGTCCAGCTTGAGAGTGATTCGGTCACTGCTCACGTCAGAGCACGGAACCACGATCGTTCGCAGAGACGCCGGACGCGCGGAAGTAGGCAGCGCCGACGTGTTCAGCTCAAAGTAAGAGGGGATGGTTCCCGGGTACGACGAGCGGGAAAGCCCACCGCGAAACATGATCGTATCCTCACCAAAGAGGTTCACAACCCGGTACTGAAACGTGCCCTGAGAGTTGCCGTTGTTGGTCCAACCGGACGCAAGTGAAACGGTCTTCCAAGTGTTCGTGCCGGAAGCGAACGACACCCAAGCGGAACCGTCGTAAACCTCAAGCCGGTTGACATCCTTGAGCCAAGTCACCATGCCCTCAAGGGGCTTGCTGATAGTCGCTCCTCGCGTAACCGCTGAGGCAAACGACATGACTAGCTTGGGGGTCATGTTCGTAACTAGCCCCTCAGCGAGGCTCTGAGCGTTCGGCTTATCGGTCAGCGTCGGATACGGGATGTTCTGGCCGTACGTATCAGTTAGAGGCACTGGCGTTCTCCTTAATCAATGCGATAGCGCACGCCGTTGACGCTGCACCACGTAGTCACTCCGGCAGGCGGGATAATCACGCAACCACCGTCAGTGTTGAAATCAATCTTTGTAGGGACACCACCGGCAGCCGCCGAAACAGAGCGCTTGGACAGCGGACGCAAGTCAGAAGGCATAGTGAAGAACTGGCCACCGTTCGGGGGGCTTCCGGAGGTAGCCCACGACATGCCGCCAGACCACTCAATGAACGCTGAGCCATGGTCCACGATCCGGCGATACTGAACGGTGCCGTTGCTGTTGCCGCTGTTCGTGTACCCACTCACGAGCGAGGCAGACACCCACTGAGGGGCAGGCGTAGCCGTCTGATAGGCGCCCACGCAGACCCAACCGCCCATGGTCTTAACCATCTGAACGGAGTCCCCAACCGTGGGGCTCGCGTAGCCAGTCAGCAGCCGCACACTGGGGAATACGTCCCCGGCGCGTGAAACGTCAATGGTGCCGTTGGAGTTGACCGCTGACACCACACCCATACGAGCCATGGACTCAAGCAGACCGGAAGTCTTCACGGACTGCACTGCCGCACCAAGTAGCTTGTCTACAGCCGCCATTACGTTTGGTCCTCGTCCCGTCCGCCGATGGTGTCGATAGTGAACGCTCCCCCATCGGACGAGAGCGGAACTTCAAAGGCGTTGACAAGGTGAAGCTCAGGCAAGATGCCCGGCCCGTAGTCCACACGGATCCAATCCCCAGCATCTAGCGCAGGGTTGGGAACAGCAGACACAGAGACCGAACGGTTAGGCGCACGCCCCTTACGCAGCAGCGCAAGCGCCATAGCGTTAGCCTGAGAGTCGGTCGTGACGAGGCTCGAAGAAACCCGCTTGACAACCTTGCCGAACGGTCCCCCATACCTCAGCGGATCCGTGCTGTCCGTGATGGACACCGTTGCCGAAACCGGGGGCTTGTTGTCCTCGGAATTCTCGCCAACCACCGTGACCCGGTTGTAAACCTCGTCACTCGAAAGCGACTGCTCAGCCGACACCATCACGCCAGACTCACCCGCAGACACGTCCCAAACGACCGTGGGGTTTGAGTCCTTGACCGACGGAATGTCAGTGAGCACGAACGTGCCGTAAGCGTCACAGAACAGTTCCGCGCCCACGCTGAGGGCAACCTCAGTGAGAGCCGCCCACTTGTCCGTACCGGCGTCCCAAGTCTTGGTGGCAAGCAGCGTTCCGCCACTGGACGAACGGTCAACGAAACCGGCCGTAGGGATCGTGTCGAGAATCTGAGCGTTGATGAATGCCGCAGCATTGCTAATGCCCTTGGTGCTCGTCGCACCACCGAACAAGGCCCGCTTGAGCAGGATCTCAAGGCCCGCCGCCTCAATCGAGAGCGGACCCGTGTGCACGTCGCCGCTGACGTTCGTGATGACGAAAGTACCTAGCGGAACAGACTCAGTTGAGCCGTCGAGATACTGAACTCCCCGCTCTACGTAGAGCTGTTGACCATAGACACCAAACAAGTCGGTTTCGGTCCGGGGGAACTGACGAGGATCAGCAACGGTGAGGGACAGTGAGCGCCGTGTCTCACTGCCCCTATCCACCTTCACGGAACCGCTGACAAAGGGAATGCCCTCAGCGACGAGAGACCCGCCGTAAAGGGCATTCACCTTGCTTACTAGTCCGTGGCTCGTCGTCAGCGCCCGCGCCCACTTGGCGCTAACGCTTAGCAACTCTGCCCCCTTTCAAGTCAGTTACTGAATTCAGGACCTGCTAGGGGTTCGTGAGAACCGTTGACCACTCGTCGTAACCGCCCAACACGTCAGACCAAGCTAGGTTGTTGTCCGCTACCGTCTGCCACGTACCCGCAGACGAGCCCTGTAGGCCACCGGCCGGACGGTCAACCTCAGTCACCTCAAGCGTCCAACGCCAACCGGGAATGTTCGCAGCGTTCGTGACGCTCTCAACCTCAACCCCACCAATGGAGAGGTACAGGTTGCCGTTAACGCCATATCCCGGCATAGCCTGAACGAGAGCCGTAAGGCCCGTATCAAGCAGCGCGTCAAAGAGAGCGTTACTCGCCTCGTCCCACACAAGGAGAGACAGGCTCGCCTTACGACCTTGACGAGCGTCCGTGATGGCAATCGGGTTACGCCGACCGACAATCGCGTACAGCGCCTGCCGTGCCTCACGAGACCACTTAATCGGGGCTTCCATCATTACCGTCGTGTTCAGCGCCGGAATGCCCGGAGACTTGAACCACACGTAATCGGCATCCGACAACACCGGGGCTGTAACCGTCTGTGTGAGCATACGAGCCGTCAACGTGCTGCCGTTGCGCCACTCAGTGGCGTACCAAATACGGGTATTGAGGGGCGCCTCATAGTCCTCAACAAGGATGGGACCCTGCGTGTACGGTGCCGTGTCGTATTCGGTCCCGTAGCCCCGCAGAAAGGCAGTCCTACCGTTCTCGTCTACCCGGTAGATAGTCACTGTGCTCGTGGACGAGGGGGGTATGTAATTCAGCAGCAACCGAACATAACCCGAGCCATCGTCAACCGACAGCTCATAGAGCGGATCGGACACGTAAAACTGGATCTTATCGGCGTAGTAGAAATCAGCCGGGGTGTTCGAGTGGTCAATTTCCATCCCGAACCGCGCAAACGCTGCCCCCTCAGGAGCCGTGCGCGTCTCGGCAACCAAGATTCCCGCATACGCAGCACTGTCATAGATCGTTGCGAACTGATCAGGTTCATCAACCGAGAGCAGAACGCCCGACGCATCAAACCAACTGATACGCGTACGAGCCGTAATCGGGATGGACTCAGCCGTATTCGGATTATGCCGCAGGATCGTAGTGCGCGCCTGATAGGACGTGCCCGGGGTTACCGGGATTAGCCGGTCAAGGCTCGCGTTGACAATCGTGTTGCTCGTCGGACGGATAGCGAGAACATACCGACCGTCCGTAGCAGTAGACGTGTAGTAGTCACGAGACAGCGTGGCGTCATCACACGTCCAAGCCGGTTGCGTGGATTCCGTCGAATACTCGTCGTACGTCAGAAGGTTACCGGCAGCGTTAGGGGCAGGCTTTAGAGCCGCCTCGTCTAGATAGAACGCGTCACCGATAGCAAGAGCGTACGGCTTGAAGTACAGACGAGCAGAAGCAGCATTCGCAGGAGCGACCGCAGTAAGGATCCGGTAATTCCATGCACCGGCAGTCAGCGAACGATTCAAGTACGAAACCGGAAGCGTTGCCCCACCCGCGTCATACCACTGAATAAGCGTGTCAGACGTAGTCGCAACCGGGCTAAAGACCCAACCCTCAGCCACGTACTCAACGCCCGGAGTCACCGGAACCGTACTGTTCGTACGGAGGTACTGAACTCCCGCAATGTTCGCTGTGATGCCGACGCAACGATAACCGTCGTAACGAGGATTAACACCCCAAGACACCGTGCCCGGAGTAGAGCCAGACGCACCCCACCCGTCAACGCCCGACTCAACCGACTGCACGTCATACCCGTAGAGGTTGCCCGCAATGAACGGTGCCTCACCTAGGTACACATCATCAATGTTGACATAGTCGTTAATCGTGATGTTGTCAGCGATAAACGCAATGCGCATCTTGGTTGCAGTCGGAGGAGCAACCGCGCTGATCGCCGGATAGTTCCCGAGCACCCAACCCGTACTAGTCGCGCTAGGCGAAACCGAGTAGTTGAACGAACCGATATTAGGCCCGGTGTCGGCGTAGAACAGAATCCGCGCCGTAAAGACCTTTCCCGCGTAAGCGGTCTGGATACGCGTCGGAATGCGCGCTAGGTACGTCTTGCCCTCTTGGACACCCGTGACGTACGGGGAATACGCCTGCACGGTACCCGTAGCCTTGGCCGTGAACCTCAGCGAATAGGCGCCAGACAGATACTGACCCGTCACAACCGTTAGCGTCGTGTTGGTAGTCGCATCGGTCCAAGCGTGCGTGCCACCCTCAAAGGTGGTCGCTGCCGGGTCCGTGAGTAGGTTCGGGTTGACGAAAGCCACTAAGAAACCTCCCTAGGCCCCGGTGAGCCCACGCGGGACCCACCGGGGTACAGATGAACCTAGGAACGCTCCTAGGCGGTTACGCGCCCCCCTGAGGGGGTTCCTCATTGGACGGAGCGGGACCGGGCCCCGGAGAGCCGTCCGACGTAGTGTCGGATCCCTCCGGATAGACAGCGGTAGCACCGTCTGACGGATACCCGATAATCACCGTGTTGCCGTTCTCGTCGGTTGTCTCCTCGTAACGAGGAACCTCAACCGCCGTGTCTTCACCCTCAGGCATTACATGACCCTTCCGAGAGACGCCGGACCAACTAGGCCCTTGTGAATGCGGTCATCGGCGCGCCGGTCAACGTACGCCTCAAGGGTCGTAC